CTACGTATGTTCATAGAGCCCACGTTGGATTTGAATTTGGGGTTGTTAGAACAGCACCTTATAGACACACGGGACAACAAGGGTCGTTTGCTGGAAAACGCTGGGGTGGATAAAAAAGACCTTATGAGCAACGCCAAATTTGCGGAACTCCTAAAGGGTCTGCAAGTAGAACCTCCTATGAAGGTAAGCCCTACCACAGGAAAGATGACATTTGCTTTCGCCAAATCAGATGAAGGTTTTATGGCGCTTACCAACCATGAGAACCCACAGGTACAAGCCTTGGTCGCCGCCCGTTTGGGAAATAAAAGTACACTGGAAGAAACTAGGACGCAGAGATTTATAGACATCTCGAAGCGTGGCCTGTTACCTGTTCCCGTCAAATATTACGCGGCTCACACAGGTCGATGGGGTGGGGATGATAAGATCAACCTACAAAATCTCCCCAGCAGGGGTGCTGCGGGTAAGAAGTTAAAACGTAGTATACTGGCTCCCGAAGGGTGCTCCCTTATCGATGCCGATTCTGCCCAGATAGAGGCGCGTGTTTTGGCGTGGCTTGCTGAACAGAACGACCTTGTCGATGCTTTCGCCATTGGTGAAGATGTTTATATCAAAATGTCGGCGCGGATTTATGATAAGGATGAGGCCGATGTGACCAAGGAAGAAAGGTTTGTGGGGAAGACTACAGTCCTTGGCGCTGGCTACGGGATGGGAGCCGTAAGGTTCCGCGAACAATTAAAGAATTTTGGAACGGATATCCCCGAGGAAGAAGCTAGGCGCATCATAAAGATTTATCGGGAGGCGAATTACGACATATATAACCTATGGAAAGACGCCCAAAATATGTTGGTTTATCTTTCCCGCGGAGATGCGCTTTCCTTTGGTCGTAATAACTTGTTAACAGTAGACATAGAATACAGTGCTCTTCGCCTACCCTCTGGCTTATTATTGAGATATGGGGAATTAAGGGGGGAAGAAGGAGAAATGGGTGTTGAGTATACCTACAAAACAAGGCGAGGTCGCACCCGTATATACGGCGGCAAAGTTATAGAGAACGTATGTCAAGCATTGGCACGTTGCATCATAGGTTACCAAATGTTAGAAATATCAAAGAGATACAAGGTAGTTCTTACGGTACATGATTCGGTGGTGTGTTGTGTTTCGGACGATGAAGTAGATGAAGCACAATCGTACATAGAAACTTGTATGCGTATGTTACCGGATTGGGCTGATGGCCTGCCCATCGACTGTGAATCTGGGGTAGGGAAATCGTATGGAGATTGCGAATGACAAAGGCACGGTATCAAGAGTTTCGTGAACGTCACCCGAATAGGAACGAGAGGATAAGGCGGGAGTTTTGGCACGAAGCGGAGATTGTGGATAGGGCTAGTAGACGGAAATGTGTTCTTTCTTTAGCGTGTAAGTATAATTTACACCCCTCACGGATATATAAAATAGTTGCCCATAAACCGACAGGGAGATTACTTCGGGAGGATTTAATTAGAGAAATCCTCCCCGGCCTTAGTGCTCTATTTGGTTCAGAGTATGCAAAGTACGGGAGCGACGAAGTATCAACACTATGAGTAGTATAACTCCGTGGTCTTTCAGTAAAATCAAAGCCTTTGAGCAATGCCCCAAGCAGTTCTACCATATGAAGGTGTTACGGGAGTACGAGGAACCCGAAACAGAAGCTATGTTATATGGGACATTGTTCCATGAGGCGGCTGAGAATTACATAAAAAACGATGACCCTATGCCACCCAAGTTCGATTACGCCATAAAGGCGTTAGATAAACTGAAGGAAAAACGCGGTGATAAATTATGTGAGTACAAGTTAGGACTCACTAAAGAACTTGAGCCTTGCGGTTTCTCAGATGATGCGGTTTGGTTTAGGGGTATAGCCGATCTCATTATATTAGATGACGACCTAGCGTGGATTGTTGATTACAAGACAGGCAAATCCGCACGTTACGCTGACAAAGGACAATTAGAATTGATGGCCTTGTCTGCGTTTAAACACTTCCCCGAAATAGAGGAAATACGTGCAGGTTTGTTGTTTGTAGTATCTAAGAATTTAATAAAGGATACATATACACGGGACATGGAAACAAAATTATGGGCCAAATGGTTGTCAAATTATGCTAATATGAAGGCGGCTGTTGCTAATAATGTTTGGAACCCTAGGCCCAGCGGACTATGTAGGCGGCATTGTGCTGTTTTAGAGTGCGCCCACAACGGGAGGAACTGATGGCTTATACGAAAACTAAGAGACCTTATAAAAAAGAATATAAGAAGCAGAAAGCCCGTGGAGAACATCCAGATCGAATGGAACGCCAACGCGCAAGGCGAAAGTTAGATAAAAAAGGTGTTAACAGAAACGGGAAAGATGTAAGTCATAACAAGGCATTGAGCAAAGGGGGTTCAAATAAGGATGGTTATAGATTGGAAAGCCCGCGTAAAAACCGGAGCAGAAACTACAAGAAGAAAAAGAAAACTTAATTCCCGCTTACTAGGAGAACGCGGTTTGGAGATAATAAAAAATAAAGCCGTACTATTAAAACTACGTGAACCCAAAGATGTTACAACAGTTATCCCTGAGAGTCGTACACTGGGGGATAATAAAGTTGTGGTTAAGTGGGGTGTAAATGAAACCCACGCACTTAAAAAATTAAATATTAACGTGCCATCACCTATACAAGGACGTTACGACTGGCCCGGCCAATACAAACCCTTTAAACACCAAAAGACTACTTCAGCGTTTTTAACTCTAAATCGCAGGGCGTTCTGTTTCAACGAGCAAGGTACTGGTAAAACTGCCAGTGCTATATGGGCTTCAGACTTTCTTATGAAGCAAGGCATCATATCACGAGTTCTTATTATTTGTCCGCTATCAATTATGGACAGCGCATGGCGTAATGATCTGTTTACTTTCGCTATGCACAGAACTGTTGATGTCGCCTACGGCGCGCCGGACAAGCGTAGGGAAATAATACGGGGTGACGCGGAATACATAATCATAAACTATGATGGTGTGGAGATAGTAGATGATGCCATATTAGAAGGTGGTTTTGATCTTATTATCGCAGATGAAGCTACCCACTATAAAAATGCACAAACAAAGCGCTGGAAAACACTTAGAAAGATATTAAAACCATATATGTGGTTGTGGATGCTGACCGGAACCCCCGCGGCTCAAAGCCCACTAGACGCTTATGGTCTAGCGAAATTGGTCAACCCAGAAGCTGTACCCCGTTTCTTCGGTTCCTTTCGTGATTCCGTTATGTACAAAGTTTCTCAATTCAAATGGATACCAAAAGATACGGCGGTGGATACCGTATTCAGGGCGCTTCAACCAGCCATACGATTCACCAAAGATGACTGTCTTGACCTACCAGATATGATCTATGTGAAACGAGAGGTCGAACTCACGCGCCAGCAGCAGAAGTACTATAAAGAATTACGTAGTCGCATGGTAGTCCAAGCGGCTGGTGAGGAAATTACGGCTGTGAATGCCGCGGTCAACATGAACAAACTCCTACAAATAAGTTCTGGTGCCATCTATACCGATGGCGGTAACGCACTAGAGTTCGATATAAAGCACAGATACAAGGTTCTTCGGGAGGTAATAGACGAATCCAGTAAAAAAGTTTTAATATTTGCACCATTCAGGCACATCATATCTATCCTAACGGATAAACTTAGATCAGACGGTATAACCACAGAAGTCATACAGGGTAATGTGCCTGTTAAACGGCGGACACAAATAATCAAATCTTTTCAGGAACAGGATGACCCTAGAGTTCTCGTGCTCCAACCAGCCGCCGCTGCCCACGGCGTTACGCTTACCGCTGCAAATACAGTGGTGTGGTGGGGGCCAACCAGTTCACTAGAAATCTACGCACAGGCTAACGCTCGGGTGCATAGGGCGGGGCAAACACACAAATGTACGGTTATTCAGTTACAAGGTTCTCTCGTAGAGAAACACGTTTACAACCTACTAGATAGCAAAATAGACATTCACTCGCAAATTGTAGATTTATACAGTAAACTACTTGACTAGCATAAATTCTGCCACTATAACGTATCTATTATAACAGTTTAGGAGAACTGATATGGCAGATGGGCAGGTTTTACCCGGACAGCTTGTTAAGACCTTCCTCAAAATAAAGAATCGACGAGCCGAAATCTTGACGGGCTTCAAAGAAGAAGACGACAAACTTAAGAGTCAACAAGAGACTGTTAAGAAAGCACTCCTCGCCCACTGCAAGCAACATGACGTAGAGAGTGTGCGTACTTCTGAGGGCTTGTGTTACAGAGGTCTCAAAACTCGTTACTGGACTTCAGATTGGGAGTCTATGTACGAGTTTGTACGCGAGCATGACGTACCTGAATTTCTTGAGAAACGTCTTAACCAAGGCCATGTAAAACAGTTTCTTGAGGAGAACCCCGAAAGTGTTCCACCGGGGCTAAATGTGGACCGTGAATATATGATTTCGATCAGGAGAAACTAATATGAACACTAACCAAGAACGTCAAAACTCTCGTAGTAGTGGGTACGTCCCCATTGAGGAACTTTCTAAACATCTAGCGGTTTCGATATCAACCGTGCGTGGTTGGATTAAGAAGCATGACATACCCGAAAACACTTATATTCGGGTTGGTAACACATACAGGTTTAACATTGATGCTGTTGTGGATGCACTGTCAGCGGATAAGAGAGAGCCTGTGGTTTCTGATAGCGACGAGGACATATGAACCGTCTGATTATACGCAATAGAAAGTTTATGGAACTTTCTGGCGTAGAGGAGAACGTTTTAGACGACGATAACTACAGTGCGGTCATAGTGAACGCGGCACCAATATCACGGTCTTATTATAAGGGGGATTATGACCCAGATAAACTATCTACCCCCGTTTGTTGGTCCGCGGATACTCAAACACCTTCTGTGAATGTACCTACAGATACTAAACAGGCGGTGCGGTGTATGGACTGCAAACATAATATACGCGGTTCTGGGTATGGTAGTAGTCGTGCTTGTAGATTTTCACAACGTCTGGCTATAATGCCGGAAGGTCAATGGGGTGATGTATTCCAACTTCGTCTCCCCGCAACCTCCATTTTTGGTCAGGCACGGGATGGGCATATGCCCATGCAAGCCTACGCACGATTCCTAAAAGAACACGATACACCTGTCATAGCTGTATTCACGCGAATATATTTTGACAGGCACAGTGAAACACCGAAGCTATTCTTCAAACCCACTCGCTCTCTGGATGACGAGGAATTAAGTGCGGCATCTAGTGTGATAGATAGTTCAGAGACTATACGAGCCATCACATTGGAATACACACCCTTTGAGAGCATTAACAAATCCCCGTTTGAAGCTACAAACGGGTTCATACAGTCTGATAGGAGAACTTTATGACTGACAAACCTAAACCCATTCCGTTTCGCATTAGCAACGTCGAGGCTTTGTGGCCACGTATTAATACAACCTACAAGTTCGACAATAAGCAGAAGCGGTCTGTGCCTTGTGATGTTTTCGATGACGGCGCGAAGTACGAACTAAACTTCCGTATGACATCGGCACAAGCAAAGAAGTTATACGCTGAGATGAAGGAAGCGTATATTGAGAAGGCGGTTGATGATTGGCCTGAGAAATTTTCTAACCCATTCAACAAAGACGATGGCGGGATGTACGTCTATAAAACTGTGTTGAAGGGGGCGTATGGTAAGAGTGCCACAGGAAAACCTGCTCAGTACGATGCGGCTAACACCAAATTGGCTGATGATTTCCTGCTCACTACGGGTAGCGAAATAAATATAGCCGGTGTGTTCGTTCCTTACCATAATACCGGAATGGGTACGGGGGTGTCCTTACGCCTCAGAGCTGTACAGGTTATCAAGTATGTACCCCTTCAAGCTACCTCCCCATTTGAAGCTACCGATGGATTTGAATCTGAGGACGGTAATCCATTTGCCTCTACTGATAAACCAGAGGCAGACCCGTTAGAAGCAGAAGAAGAAATTAGTGAGCCTAAGAAGGTGCGAAAAAAGGCATCTGAGAAGGCCAAAGACCCAGAGCTAGATGCTATAGTAGACGATTGGGACGACTAATTTTCCTAATATAACCCCCGGCCATGTTGACGCGTGGCCGGGGGGCTTCTTTCGGGTAAGATATAAATGAAACCAGAACAATTCTTACGGAGAACATTAGGGGAAAGTGGCTTCTACTGCGTGTTTGCATCGCGGGGTAAAAAAGAGCGTCCTATCCAAGAACTTTATGACTCCGTAGACGCTGTAGTAGATAAGGCGCGAGAACTTGATGCGGCTGGGTATGATTCTTATTTTGCGCTGGCTACGTTTAATGACGATAATTCGCGTGAGGCAAGCAACGCTAAACAACTTAGGTCGTTCTTCCTTGATCTGGATTGCGGCCCCAGTAAAGATTACACAAACCAGCACGAAGCGATAACGGCATTAAGGACTTTTTGTGATGCTACAGAAATGCCGAAACCGCTACTTATTAACTCGGGACGTGGCGTCCACGCATACTGGTCTTTGTCAGAACCTGTTAGTGTGGAAGAATGGCATCCTGTAGCAGAGTGCCTTAAACGATTATGTGCTAAACATAACCTGTTTGCGGACGCCGCGGTAACAGCCGATGC